ATTATCTGCTGCAAGAAATCCAAGTCTATTTCTAAAGAAAAATACATTGTTTATTTTTTGACCAATAAAAGAAGGGTCTGGTGCAGATACAACATCACCAACTACACGTTCACCCCATTTAGGTAAAGTATAGGAGGTTGTTATACCATCAACTGTCACGTTATAACTGTCTCCATCTACTCTTGCAAATCTAAAATTACCATCTGCCTGACGTATAAGAACGTGTGGCATTGTGTCGTAATTATATTTAAAAGGTATGCCAGCTTCTACTGTTTCTTGCCATTGTCCTTCTTCAAAAGCATTTCCATTGTTAGTCACAAATTTAACGTAATAATTGTCAAAGTTTGTACCTTCATCACCAACAATTTCTACTACATATCCATTGGGTGACACATTTGGAAGATCTGTAAACTGCTGTACCGTATCTTTAATAATTGTCATCTTGGTATTACCTTGTGTATCAGTACCATCTATTGAAAAATTACTACCATCATTTTTTTTAATATGAAGAACAGGACCATTTCTAACAATTGTGAAACCTGTAAGTCCAGCGTTTAAACCGCCACCTAAATCAGCAGCAACAGTATCAGTTGATAAAGGATTATTACCAGCAGTATTATCTGAAACTGTCACGCCATCTACGGTGACTGAATAAGTTGTATCTGCTGTTGCTTGAGTTATAAATACTATTGCTTGAGTTATATTACTAGCACTATTTGATAATGCTGAATCCATTACTGGTGTAATACTTGTATTAACAACAAAAGTAAAATCAGCAATAGTTACTGTTTTTATTACACTTCTAGGGTTTGATGTATTTAAATATGCTGTTCCATCAGGTTTGTTTACTGTCTTTTCTGTTCCATCCAGTTCATAAACTTTTACATCACCATTACTGAATATTGCTACATACTCTTCATTAACATCTCTGTTTATAGTTTGTATATGGACATTACCAAGAGTAGAACTACTAATTGTAGATAAAAATTGAGAGCCAGATCTTTTTGTAAGACCAAGAACAGGGTTGCTATCAGCATTGTCTTGTATCTCAGCATGATCTGGTTGCTTCAAAGCATCAGAAGATTGTGATATACCTCTCAATAATGTAGGTATAGCTCTTGATATAACACCCATAGTTATCTAATTAAAGCACTAGAAGGATTGTAAGTATCAAAGATACTAGTAAGAGAAGGATCTCCTCTTAATATATTATGATCTCCATTTGCTAAGTCTGTTTCCATAAGTATCGCTCTAGCTCTAGTCTCGTCTTGTTGGGTGTAAGTTCTTAGTGCTTGATCGCTTACAAGCCTATCAACAAATTTTCTTGCAGCCTGTATATTTATGTAATGTCTGGCTGGTTCTGGTATTTCATCAAAATTTCTTAAATAAACAACAGTACAAATCAAGTCCTCGTCAAATTCAAACTTATTATTTTGTCTGTCATATAATTTTAAACCACGTTGTATAGGGTCAATGGTTGGATGATGATGAATATTAGCGTCAATACTAAGAATATCTGTAGGTAAACTAATTTGATTAGAACTATCTCTTGTAAAAGTTACATCAATTTCTGTATTAAAAGACCAACCTTCTGACTGTACACTTTTATTTACTTCAGATAAGGTTGATTGAGCAATCCGAGCATCAACAGGAAGTGTACCTACAAGAGTGTTTATAGGTGCTTCTCCTATAGCAGCAAGCATTATGTTGATTGCTTCAAGTTCAGTAGTTGCAGCTATAGCCATTACATACCTCCTGATTGAATCATTTTGTTTTTGATTTTAGTTGTTTCTTTTAGAAACCTAGCTTTCTCTGCAAGCGTTGTTTTACCTGTATCGTTCATCTTTTGATTATAGGCATCAATATAAGCTTGACCTTCTAATCCAAGAATACTTTTTTTCTTTTTATTCTTGCCAAACATGATTAGTAACCTTTCTTTTTGATCTTAAGTGAGTCTCTCCCACCTTTCTTTTTTTTCTTTTTAGATGAATACATGGGTATAAAAAAAGGGTATCTAATAATAAGATACCCTATAAATTGAAATTAAGAAGCAGATAGCTTAATAGTAGCTGCACATTCTGGTCTTAGGATTCCATGACCAAGAGCATACTTAGCAACCATTAATGTACCTTGATACATAATTCCGTAGTCAGAACCAGAGATCTCAGTTGTCATATCCATAAGCTTCACAGTACCAACTGCTGACTTGTGGAAAACAAGACCAATAGTTTTACTATCATCACCAGAGTAGGTGTTGTTAGCTCCACTTGGGTTAGATGCCACGTTTGTTTGAGGTACGTTGTTTGACATCATTATTGGGATGCCAGCAACTTGTTGTACCTTACCAGAAGCAAACGAACCATTACCCTGTGGGTTGAAGTCAACGTCTACAGTTCTTGTAGCAGACTCAGCCAATTTATAGTATTCGGCTGGAGGCAATACACAGAATCTATCTGTAGGAGGAATGTCACGCTCGTCAAATGTCTGTGCAATGTCATAGATAGCACCTGCTATCTCATCACCAGTAACATCTGATGAAGCTGTATTACCAGTAGCAAGTGTTAATTCAACACCACCATTACCACCACTAAGAGTAGTAGAAGCTCTAGAAGCATTAGCAATCTGCTTGGCTACGTTCTGGTCATACGTTCTGGCAAGTGCCTTACCTAGCTCATCAGCGTAAGTTGCTCTTACGTCATAATGATTCTTGAGTTCATCAATGTTAGCAATGAAACTCTGTGCAATTAAAAGATCATCAATGTTAATAATCTTTTCATTTGCCTTGATTTGGTTAGCTCCTACCAAAGGTTCGCCCACTGTGTGATAAGCAGCAGTGGCAGTGCCTAAAACTGGGAACTGTGCTGATTTACCACTTGTGATAGTACGAACTGAATGAAGTTGCTCGTTAAAAATGTTATTCCTAGCAAAACTTGTTAGAACCTCCCCTGAAAAAATTTTCAGAAAAAGTGCGTCAAAGCCTGTACCAGTGTTATTAACCAAACCAAGACGAGATACTGTGGCGTTAGCCATAGGAAAACTCCTTGATTAATGTTTACAAATTTGAGTAACTAACTTCGTTTCAATCCTTTCTCTCAAGTGGTATCTGACGCATCAGGCACAAGGATATTTAGATTTCTACTTTGTTAATTTATACTGACCCACAATTCCACTTGCGTAATGCAAGAGCTTTGCGAGTTAGCTTGCCATCTTTTTTTAATGGTCCTTTTACCTTTGACATTCTTGCACAAAAAGATTTTCTTCTTGCTTTTTGTCTAGGAGAAAGACCTGTCTTTTTAGTAACAGGAGCTTGCAAGTTTCCACCTGTTGCTCGGTTGTATTTTCTACGACCAGAAGGAGTCAAACCCCCTGTAGGGTCTTTATCCTTCTTAGTAAGAGATACACCTTTAGACATAAAAAATGTAAGCTACTTAAAATATAACACCTTTACGCAATCTTTAAACTGTCTCTGCTTTTTTTCTTTTTAGGAAAGCCAGCTTTCATGTTTGCATAAGCTTTATCAGTAATCGTACTTTTCTTTTTAGAACGACTGATGCCTTTCTTTTTTCTTTGGTTAATGTTGTAGTAAAGACCTTTTTTCATAGCTAACTTTAATTGCCGAATACGTTAGAACCTGCTAAACGTGCTTTGACGTTTTCTGTATAAGATACATCTTTCTCCCAACGAGGATCAGACATAGCATTTACTACTTCTGCTGTAGATCTAAATGGTGTAGGTCCACCAGTAGAAGCACGACCTGAGTAAAGATTTGGTTCAACTCCCATAGCGTTATTGTATTGTGAATAGATACCTTGAACAGCCAACTTAATAGCAGGTCCATCTCCTGTATCAGTTAACTTGTTAAAGGCTTGGACTTCTTCAGCAGGTAGATTTTCTATAGCCCAAGAAACCATTTGACCATAGCTTTCATCTCCTCCAACTGAATCTTTAATACCTTGTGCATCTACTTCACCTGCCATAGAAGCATTGCGAAGACCATCTAAATAAGTATCAACAATTTGTCTTGAGAAACCAGCTTCACTTAGCTTGCTGTAATCATCTTCAGTAATTTCATCATTCTCTTGAAAACGATTTGATATATCTTGTGCATCAATACCAACTTCTTCTAGTACAGAAGCAAGACCTTCTCCATAAAATTCTTCGGCATTAAATTCAGAATCGTTAGTTTCTGTTTTTTGTTCTTCTGTCTGTTCTTCTGCTACACCTTCTGGTTCTTCTCTAGTTTGATCTATAGCACCAAGCTTACCTTCGAGTTCTTTGTAGCTTCCTACCAAATCCTCTACAGTTTTAAACTTGCCAGCATATAAACCATTCTCATCTTTTAAACCTTCCAAGTCATTAGCAGACATTGGCGGTGTCTCTGAAACATTTACTTGTGATGAAGTCATAATTTTTTTGATTAGTTATAAGTCATTGTACGACCATTTTTAGTTTCGACCACTTTTGGTTTGTTTGGCTCTGGTGTATCGTTAACACCTAGTTCACTAACGATAGCTTTTTCAGAGACAAACTTTCCGTCATCATCTCTTTTTCTACTAGGCTTCTTGCTGGGCATCTTGAGATTCCTCTATTGGTGATTGTTGTGAAGCATCAGCTAATTTTTTAGGATCAACTAATGGTGAACCTAAAGCAGCAGGTCCAAGACTTTGAATAAGCTGCTGCTGTTGTGCAGCTTCTTGTTCTGCTTGAATTTGATCTTGTGTTTTTACTAGGTTAGCAGTATCTATACCGATACTGGTAGCAAGACGTTTGACCGCTTCATCTACATTCACGTACTGTCTCATTACATCTGGTCCTAAAGCTTGAGCTACGGTACTAATAAACTCAATTAGTTTGTTTCTATCATTACCCCTACCAAGTCCTTGAAGTCCTGTCACTATCTTAGGTTTGACCAGTTCATCAGGCAACTTAGGAACCTTACCCTGTCTTACTAGCAGGTGCATACGCCTTCTAAGATACGGTAGTTGGAACTCTTGGGTCAAGATACTATAAATACCACCGAGACTATTCTCTAGTTCTTGTGCCATAAGATTTATCTCTGCTGCTGTTACTCTTTCTGCGTCACGTTGAACTGATCTTGCCATCAAGAAAGCAAACTCAAGTCTTGCTTCTATTCTTTGTATTGCACTAAAAGCAACAGAGAAGTCTGCACTTTTACCGACTTGCATGACAGAAATATCTGCTGCTGTACCTTCTCTTACTGCCCCATTGGGAGCTTTAGCTATAGTCGCTGCCCTTGTGACACCATTAGGATTAACTAAAAATAAAGTCTTTGCACTTGCAGCAGCACCTTCAATTATTGCTTGCATTAAAGACTCAAGACTAATTAAATCTCCTCTATATTCTTCAACATAACCTCTACCATAATCTTCACCATCAACCCTAATAAATCTAAGAGGTAGCCAAGGTGTTACATCTACTCTTGACCTACCATCTGTGTTTGGTATCTTTTCTCCTTTACATTCTTGAAACCAAAAGACATCATCATTAATCCTTTTTATATGTGTATATATATCAAGATCATCTGTCATTGTCTTAGCGTCATAGTTCTCTTTTTTCTTAATCTGTTCTAAGAAAGCAGCAGGTAAAGCTTGTGGGTGTATTGTTTCTTTAGTTAATATTTCTAATACGTTACCTACTTCATCACGCTTACAAACAAACTTAGATAATGGATAAACTTTAAGACCTGCATCTGTTAGATATAACAAGACATTACCTGATACGACTAGATGTTTGATAGCTTCAAACATAGCAACTCTGTCATTAGATATTTCTATCTGATTCATCAAAGCATTTTCTATTGTTCGTAGTCC